CCTTAAGGTGCCATCCATTCTAAAGCTCTTTCGCTCGAGAATAATGGATTCGCTGAATACCGTCGTTAGTGACGGACGTAAGCGTAACGCCGGATGCCCTGCATCACGGCTACTACTTAAGGCCTTGAAGAAGGCAATCCTGATCATCTCTTGGGAGTTTAAGACTCCCGATGACTTGCTCCTTGACGGAGAGGATTGTCTTGCCATTAGGCACAGCTGGGAAAAGAATGTGGTGAAGAAACTGGAATGTTTCTTCCGTAGAGAGAGACGGCAGCATAGACTTACATCAGTGCTAAAGTCCTGTAAGAGGATATTCGATATCCCTTGCTACTCTTGTGACGCGGTCGCCACTGCGGAGGCAAAGGAGAAGTGGGTGAACTCGGTCTGTAAGGACATCCCCACGGACCTTTTGCCAAGCGCCAAGCATCTCGATGAACTGCGTTTAGCAGTGAGAGAAAACTTGTGCGGTTGGGGAAGGAAGTTGAAGGAGTGCCGGCGCGATGACAATGCGCCGTATTTAGGTGAATACGTCCCTGACCAGCAGGGGTGTTATGAACGTACAACCAAGAGGGGTGGTACCCTCTCTGTATCCGATCTTGAGACCGGGCGGAATCCTGTAAATCGCTTGCGTATGGGGACTGCTAAGACGAAAGGGAAGATACGGGTTGTGACGATGCAGACGGCTAGGGCTAAGCGCGTGTTAACCCCAGTCCATAATGCACTGTACTCTCATCTCACTGACTTTGGTTGGTGTGTCCGAGGGGACGTAGGAAAGGGAGATTTTGAGGTCGTGGCGAATGACCGTCGAGAAGGGGAGAGTTTGATTAGCGGCGACTACATGGCTGCTACTGATAACATCTTCCTTGAATCTGTCGATGTCGTCGTGGACGAGATCTCGAAATCGAAGGAGCTCACGGAGGAGGAGCGAGAAGTCCTTGTGGATTCCTTTCGGAATCCGGAGTTTAAGATGTCGTCCTGTGCGGTCGGAGAGCACCGGCCAATCAAACGAGGTTCAATGATGGGAAATCTTGTCAGTTTCCCGCTGTTGTGTCTCATCAATAAGTCGTGTTTCGACATTGCTTGCGACATCCGCGACCCTGGTGACCGAAGTAGGAAAGGAAGGTTTAATGGCGACGATTGTATGTTCGCTGGTGACAGGTCATTTATGACTACTTGGCGCGCTGTCACTGGGAGATACGGTTTGATCGTCAATGAAGAGAAGACCGGTTTCTCGCGTCGATGGTTGGAATTAAACAGTCAACCATACGATTGTCTCAAGCGGTCCCTGGTGTCAAAACCAGTGATATCTTTTCTCTTGCCTTCCTCTTCCCAGGTCTCTGGACTTTTAACCAGTATCCTTCAGGGATTGAAGTCTTTCCGGCGCTCTGTTACCAAGCGCGTTCTAGGATTGATGAAATTTGAAATCGCCGCCCGCGGCGTTGTTAAAGACTTGTCATCTTTAACACCCTACTGGAGAGAGGTTCTCGTTCGTTTTCGGTGGTTCCGGGCTGCCGCCATCTTTGGCGGAGCTCCCATCCTAAAAGTTGGAACGGATAGGTCCCATCCGGTTTCGGTTGGACCCCCCCCCTATCCCAGGTATCTAGACATGGTTACCAGGCTCTGTGCTAGAGCCCAGCGTGAACATGTTCAAGGCTGGAAAGGTGTTGTGATTGATAAAGCAGCATCACAGAAGGTTGACAAGTGTGCATATAAGAGTCTTTATATGCGGAAGATGCCTCAGCGAATAGCGCTCCGTAAATTCGTCTGGATTGGTTACGAATGGGCCTTTGTTTGGCCAACGTCTGTTCTTCGGGTTGTAGAACATTCGTTCCCTTGTGTCCTTATGAGCAGAAGGGACTGCATTCGTACCAAGTGGTTGACTGACCACCCGTTCCTCACTCGACGTGCCCGCGTCGGCGAAGTAAGAACGGTCCGAGCGAAATTTTACCCCCCCCCCCCCAGTATCTTTGAGGTTGGCGGTAGTAATGCAGGCTACCGGCTCTCAGAGCCATGTAGCTGGGAGCTGTCAAGGATGTGACGGCATTTGAATGTGGTATAGGTGGATACCAGAGTTCTTGTCTCTCGGGCGTTAGACTTTAAAATTAGCCCACCTCTTGGATGAAAAGGTTTGAGCATAATAATACTATCTTGAACGCTGGGTCAGACTTGGAAGGTCCAAGACTTAGTGTAAGGAGAGACAGTTGAAATCCTCATCCCCTAGTAAAAAAGGAGGGTTGTAAAAGGAACGCGCGTAAAGATCTATGGCATTGGATAATGTCCTCTCTAGACGGCGACTATGAAAAACCAGCGCTCCAGGCGTGGAGTTTAAAGAAACAGAAGTCCCGACGGGGCAGTTAACGGCACAGCCGTG